TAACGAGCCTCGACAATCGATTCCAACCGCGCCAGCCTCGATAATATTATTACCCAGGCGCGACATCGCCACGCGCACCAGCATCCCACCGCCAAACGCGGCGGTGCCATTGGACTGGGCGACATTATCGGTTATTCTCGCACCGTAGGCGGCTACAGCCAGGCCCCACTGGGCGTTACCCGCACAAACGTTCTCCGCTACGACACACAATGCGCCGGATGACGGGGGTCCGCCCTCGCTCCAGGTCCCAACTGAAATTCCGTTCTGATTGCCGGTGCAACGATTGCCGGCGAGGCGTACGCCAAGACCCGGGCCGGTCATAATCCCAGTGCCGCCATTCCCCTGACATTGCGCGTCGAGTATCGACACCCAACCGCTACCAGAGGCCGCAATGCCGTGCAGAGCATTGCCAGTCGCTACGCACTCGCGCACGCTGTGCTGAGCCTGTGCGCCGCACGACAGCAGCAGGCCAGTTCCCTGTGTCGCACCGCCACAATGCAGAAACGCACATCCGTCAAATGCCGCAGAGCTACAGGCTACCGTCACCTGGACACACGGCGCATCGTCGCCGACCAACCCGCCAGCGTCGAAGATCACACCACTGACTGCGCAAATCGTACCGCCAAAGCTGATCCAGCACCCAATGCCGCTAGCCTGCCCGCGACGCAGCACCGTCGCCCCGCGTACGCCTACCATCGAAACGTTCGCGGCCGCCGACAAAGCCCCGTTCACGATGTAAGTACGGCCACCCAAAATAAGCGGCCGCCCACTCGCAAGCGCCAGAACAAATGCCGCCGTATCATCGGTCACACCGTCGCCGGCCGCGCCAAAACTCTCAATCGACACAGCGTCTGCAAACAGATCCGCAACCCGCCGAGGCGCCGGTGTCGCCGCCACATTGGCCAGCAAGCCAGACCCGTCGATACCTGCAACCTCCGACAAGCCGCCCATGAATTGTGCGTAGGTCGCAGCAACATTCTGCCCCCCCTGCGCCATCGCCACCAGGTCGCCAGGCCGCGGCGCGCCAGCGCCTGACAACCCGCTCACCGAAAACGCCGGTGGCGCGCTCAGCGACCCTTGCGCAAGAGTAAGATTGGCGCCAAGGGCGATTGGCTCGGGCGCGCCAACGCCCGCACTCATCCGCCCAAGCAGGGTGCCCGTTGGTACCGCAAGCGCCGGCTGTACGCCCGCCAGCAGTTGCGCCCGTGTCGCAGAGCGAGCAATATCCGACTGGCTGACGACCAGTTCATCACTATCGGACACGGAAATCGCCGGCGGCAGCTCATTGATAGTCGGCATGCTCCGATTCCGCCTCAGCTCGTGGTCAGGGGGTTGTCGTGCTGATCGGTGATCGGTGCACCGGTCTGGTCGGTAATCGCCGCCGCAGGCACCGTCTGCGTCGCCAGCGCCAGCACCGGCAGCGCCACGGTCCGTCCGATCATCCGGCCGCTTTGCGTCCCGATCGTAATCGTTACGGCATACGTTATCCCGGGAAAGCCTTGCGACAGCCACAAGATCGCTTGCGTGCCCTCGGCGCTCAATGAGGTCAACGTCAGATCGCCGGGATTGGACGGCGATATCTGCACATCCAGCGTTGCAATCGAATCCCCTTCATTCCCCGCCAAAGCCTCAGACACGTCGAAGACATAGTCGAGCAGATCAGAAGGATCTTTCACCGGCCAGGCCAGCGGCTGCGGCGCCACCTGAAGCGTGCCGCGGGGGATCATCCCGAACCCGTCCAGCACGATTACGCGCGCCTTACTCGGTAACCATGTAATATTGGCAGGTGTTCCCATCGCCGCCCCTCCCTCAGTCGTTCATCGCCGTGTGATCGAGGCGCGCCCTCACCACTCCACCAAAACGAGGCCTGCACCGCCCTGCCCGCCAAGCCCCCCGCCGATACCCCCCGAACCACCACCACCCGGCGCTGTCCCGCCATTCCCACTGACTGTGCCCACCTCGGTGTTCAGCCCAACACCCACAGCACCTAGCGCACCGGATCCCGCATACGCCGCGCCACCGCTGCCGCTCATCCAGCCGGCTGCGCCCTGGAACGCGCCGCCGCCAGCGCTGCCGCTGAGCGAAAGCGCACCGCCCGACCCCTGACCGCCTGGCGAACCTCCAGCGCCGCCAAAGTTCAAGGCGCCATCAGCGCCAGCGGCGCCACCAGTTGCTTGAGCCAGGTTTCCGAAGCTTGAGGTGCCGCCGGCAGTGCCCGTTCCTGCCCCACCGTTCCCGACCGTCACCGTAAAGCCCTGACCCGGCGCCACCCCGAAAAAGCCCTCGCAGTAGCCGCCACCCGCCCCACCGCCACCGGCACCGCTGAACCCCGCGCCCCCCGATCCGCCGCCGCCCCAAATCCGCAGCCGTACCGCTTGCACACCCGCCGGAGCCGTCCAGACGCCTTGGTTTGCCGGCGTAAAGGCCGCCAGATTGCGTGTCCCAGGGGAAAGCTGCGGCAGCTTCCATGTCACGAACGGCGCGGCAGCAATCGGCACGATATTCGAGCCGCCAACGCTGTCCTGGCCGTAATACACGCTAATGACATAGAGCCCTGCCCAGCCCGCATCGACCGATGGCGTCTCCTGCTCGCCGGCAGGGCCAGGTGGGCCAGCCTTCATTTGCAACTGCACCTGCTGCAAACGCTGCGTATTCTGCGCGGTCCCGCTGTTCCCAGGACCGCTATACGGCTGCGCCGGATTGCTCGCGTTATAGTACGGAAGCACCACCGGCGAAGCATCAATCTCCAGCAGACTTGCCTCGATCAGGTAATTGATTCCCTGACCAGGGGTCGTCGGCGCAGTCGTTGTGAAACTCGTCGGCGCCAGGGTCACCCCCATGCGCACCAGCGGCAGTGCATCGGCCGGAAGCGATCCAAACGGGGTCGTGTCAACCTGGCCAAACTGCGTGATGCTGCCAGCACCCACCACAACAGACATCGACTGCGGCTCAGTCGGCCCACACGCTAGCCCATCGACGACAATATTCGTCCCCAATGTTGCCTGCGCCAAATAGCCGATCGCCACCATGATGTTGCGCTCGGTGCTGAGCAAATCCGTATCCAGCGGTATCCCGCCGGGATAGACGATCTGTCTGTCCACGATGCAAGTGCCTCTCAGTAATGATTTAGCCCAGGACGTTCAGTTTTCGATGTTCAGCCAAGCGATACTGGCCGCTGGCAGCAGCTTTGTAACGGTCGTCTGTATCTCAGCGTCACTCACCACCGTACTTAGCATCGAGAGATCGCCATAATATTGCAGGCCGCCGGTCCCGTAACCCGCCAGCAGAAGAATGCCGCCGCCTAGCGGCCGATAAGCCGTGATAAAAACCTGATATGGCAACGCGAGGGATCCCCATCCGCCCGCACCCGAAACGGCTACTGCCACGCCGTCCACGAGAGTCTGGCCACCATAGCAGAGCCCGCCCACGTTATGACCACCGGTATCGCTCGGTCGCGCCGGTTCGAACACCCGCGGCGGCCGACCGGTGAGTTCCGTCAGAGCCAACACCATGGCGGCACGTGTCGCACGTGGCCGCAACAATTCCTGATTTATCCGGGTCCGGAATGCACTATCCACCTCGGCATTTCGTCGTGGCAGCGCAGTGCCAAAGAAATCGGCGCTGATAAGATCGAGAAAGCCGCCACTGGCGGTGGCGATTCGCGCCTGTGCCTGCACCGTCTGGATCAAGCCGAACATGGCCGACCAGCACGTTCCCAAACCCAGTAACACAGCTTGCAGTAACGGCGACGCCTCACCAAACCAGCGCGCCGGCAACACAGCCTGCATCCGCGCCGCCATATCGTCGCTATCGCCTGTCATCTCAATTCACCACAACCGAAGCCGCAATGATCACGCCATTCACCGGCGCCGCGACATCCGCCGTGCCACCATTGATCGTCGTTCCAACAACACTAACGACGGACGGGTCAGCACCATGTCCTAGCGCGTCGAGCTTCGAAATCGCTAAGGTGCCGCCCATCGGCAGCCCTGCGATCCAAGCCAGCACCGCCTTCTGCACGGAGGCGGCAACCGCTGGCTCCGTCAGTGAATTGGAAGTCTCAAGATTCATGCCCACCGTCACGTTCACCACAACAGGAGGCGTCACGGCATAAGTCGAACCCAACGGCCGAACCTGCTCGACGGCCGCCTGCACGTCGCTGATCAACGACGCAGGCGGATTACCCGTGCCATCATCGACCGCGACCACGAAATGACCCGGCAACGAATTGCCCGACCCATCCTCGTTCTCTACAATACCAAAACGGAGCCCTTGCTGCACAGCCAGGATCGCATTGCTCACGGCAAGTCGCGTCGCCAACGGCAGACTATTGATGTAGGTCTGGAACCGCAGCCGAAGCGCCGCATCACTCTCAGGATCAACGCCGCCCACGAACGGCGCGGCATTATTGACCGTATCGATGCCAGGGATTGCCGCATTCAGCAAACCGATGGCGCCAGCGAGCACGTTACCGGCACTCCCCGCGACCAGCGCCTGCACCGGCACATCGACAGAGGCTTGCTGTGCCTGCAAACTATAGCTCGTTACGCCATTCACCACCGTGCTCGTGGCACTCGCCACGACAGCAAAACTCTGCGTGCCGTCCACCGTGCGCACCACCGTGCCAACCGGCACAAAGCCACTTAGCCCACTCGTATAGCGCGCAAACGTCACGATGCCATTCGCCGGCGCGCCAGGCAATCGTACCAGGGAATAGTCCGCCATCCAGCTATCCAGATCCGGCCCGTTACTCGTCGATGCCCGCGTCATCGAAAGCACTTGCAGGATCAGCCATTGCATCCACAACGCCACCGAGGCACTCGCCTCCAGCACCGCCCGCAGCACGCTGCCGACTGACAAGTCGATAAGCTGCTGCGCCCCACCCTGCACCGCGGCAGCCATCTGCTGAACCAGAGTCGAGAAACCGTTGAGAGGCAGCAGCATCTCAGGCGCCTACCTGAAACGACAAAACCTGCGTGGTTCCGGCGGTCGAGTCGACATAGCGAATTTGCACGATAACGCTCCCGTCGGCAGAACTCTGCACATCGATCAGCGGCTCGGGTGTGCGGGACACGGCCGCCTCCTTGAAAATCTGGCTGCGTATCGCGGCGCGTATCGCCAGCACGTCCACCGGCGTGCCAACAAACCGTGCGAGCCCGGCGCCATAATCAAGCTGCCAGATATAATCTCCTGGATTTGTCAGCAGCCGCCGCAGAACGCGCTGCTGGCCCAGCGCAGTGTCTGCGGCCAACGCAATATCGCCCGTCGAACTCGCAGACAGATCGCCGCCCCAAACCACACTCGCGTCCTGCATCCCCGCCCCCAAACCATTAGGGCGGTCCCGCCAACCAGGCCGCCAAAAGCCCCGAGCTTCAAGAGACGTTTACAATTCCAACGGTTCAGTCAGCCGGCGTCGGCGGCGTCTCAGAAGGCGGATGCACGTGCTCGTTGTAATGTCCACGCAGCCGCGACAATGCGCCCTCGCCGTCATAGACATCACCGCTCACATGCAAATCTCCGGTGTGGGTCCAAGACGGCGCCGCGCTCCTAATCGAACCATCATTGAGCAGCTTGATAAAACTGCCCGACTTGTGCACCAGCCAAAGCTCGCCGCTGGCCGCAGCAGGCGCCGGCGTGGTATTCGACCACAAACGCCCGACGACAATGCCATGCTCCGCGTCGCCCTCTTGCCAAATCAAAACAACCTGATCGCCCGGTGAAGGCGGACACGCCAGTCCCCACCCATTCCCTACCCAACTCGCCGCTATCGGCAGCCAGCCGGAGAGCACGCCCTCGGGTTGAATCTGCACGCGCACCGTCGCCGCCGTCGTATCAACCGATGTCACAACAGCCAGCCGAGGCTGCGCCCACCCCTGATCTAAACGGGACGCATGAGCCTTGATCAGATTGAGGAAGC